GAGCATTCACTTCTATGAGCCCACGTGGTGGAATATTGCTGGCCGTTTAGTCCATAGGACGCACCTAGTCATATATAAGACGGAAGAAGTGCCAGACGTTTTAAAGCCGTCGTATTTCTACGGGGGTCCGTCTATCCCACAAAAGATTTATGAACGTGTTTACGCGGCAGAGCGTACGGCCAATGAAGCGCCTTTGTTAGCGCTAACAAAGCGCACCGACGTTCTCAAACTAGACAGCTCTCAGGCGGTGGCGGGAGGACCTGAATTTGACGAAAGGATAAAAGAATGGGTCTACTACAGAAATAACTTCGGGATTAAGACAATTGATTTAGATGAGGACGTTATTCAATTCGATACGAGCCTGACGGATCTAGATGCTGTTATTATGACTCAGTATCAATTAGTAGCCTCGGCTGCGGAAGTTCCTCAAAATAAACTTTTAGGAACGACGTTAAAGGGGTTTAACTCGACCGGTAATTACGAAGAAGCAAGCTATCACGAAATGCTCGAATCTATCCAGTGCCACGACTTGACGCCCATGATTGAGCGGCACTGGGAGTTGTTAATCCGCTCGGAAATATGTCCGAAATTCGGAATTAAGCCCTTCGAGCCTACGGTACTGTGGAAACCACTAGACGCGATGACCACTAAAGAGCTTGCTGAGCTGAATAAAATTAAAGCTGAAACGGATAGTGTTCTTGCAAACTGTGGATCCCTGGACGGGTTGGATATCCGCGAAAGATTAATACTCGACCCCGAGAGCGGATACAATGGGTTAGTCGCTAGAGAAGTTCCAGAAGACCCGAATGAAGAATCAGACGATGAAGGGTCAACGGCGGACGATGAGTAAGAAACGCGATGACATAGTGCGAGCGAATGCACTCAACTACAACGCCAGTTTACAGCTTTGGTACAACCGTGGAATTCAGAAACTCATCAAAAAAATGACCACAGAAGTAAAAAAAGAAGTAACGAAGCTTTTCAAACGCCTTCCCGTCCCTGAATTTACGAGCGACGAGAGTATCGGTTCTCAGTCTCGAATACTGATGAACATGCTCACTGATAAGTTTGAAAAGCTTTTTGCTCGCGAAGGCCAGGATTTGGTGGACCACATGATGGAGCGGAATCTCGAGATTAGCTCTGTAAACATTAAAAAAAGCCTTAAAGAGCTTTCGGGGGGCTTGAGTATTAACACTAGCCGAGTACCAAAAGAATTAACGGACGTCGTGAACGCTTCCATTGCTGAGAATGTTTCTTTGATTAAATCCATACCCGCTCAGTATTTTAAGGATGTGACGGGCGCCGTAATGCGGTCAATAACATCGGGCCAAGGTCTGTATGATTTACTCCCCGAGATTAAGAAATATGAAGGTGTTACAGCTCGTCGGGCGGAACTTATCGCACTTGACCAAACTAGGAAAGCATACAGTTCAGTGAACGCTATCAAGCTAGACAAACTAGGTGTAAAAAAATTCGAGTGGCTCCACAGCGGGGGAAGTCGGGAGCCGAGAGAGTCTCATATTAAAATAGACGGAGAGATTTTTAGCTTCGCCAATCTTGAAGCCGAGCAGGCAGCGCGCGGGGTACCTAAACAAGACAGAGGGCTACCCGGAACGCCAATAAACTGTAGGTGCCGAATTGTCGCAGTAATAGATTTCGATGGAGATGACGAATAAAATATTTTGACACTAGTACCGTTTGGGTGCTATTCTGATAGTACCCAAACCTGGAGTATAATCTTTGCCATTAGTGTCCGGCTCTTCACAACAAGCAATCAGCTCCAACATTAAAGAATTACGTCATTCCGGATATCCAGAAGAGCAGAGCATCGCCATCGCCGAGAGAAATGCAAGAAAATCAAAAGAAGAGAGTATGAGAAACATATCGTTTAATGATACTAATCCTCAGATAGTACCGAATAGGTCTAAAAGAAATTACGACGGTAATGGGTGGCCTGAAATAAAAGGGAACCCTATAAGTAAAGTAGGTGTTTTTCCATATTCTGGCGCTCAAATCGGACACGAGGGCTTAGAAACAGATAAAATTTATAATGTGTATCGTCCCGCTTCGGAACTATGTAGTCCAGAAGCTATGAATTCTTTTAAACTTTTGCCGTTTACAAACGGACATGCTATGCTTGGTAGTGAATCAGATGATTTAATTCCCGCCGAAGTGAAGGGCGTAGAAGGCGTGACGGGTGAAGATGTATATTTTGATCATCCATACTTGAGAGCAAATTTAAAGATATTTTCTGAAAATGCGCATCAGCGTATCGAAGAAGGTATAAAAGATATTTCTATAGGATACCGTTGCGAATACGAAATGAACAACGGTGTTTATGACGGGCAACCGTACGAATTTATTCAACGTAACCTTCGTGGAAACCACGTAGCGAATGTCGAAGAAGGCCGATCGGGTCCAGACGTAGCCGTATTGGACCGATTACGATTTACTTTAGACTCAAAGGATATCACGATGCCAGATATGAACAAACCGGAAGAAAAACCCGAGGATTTAGAAAAGCCGGAAGGCAAGGACGAATCCGAAAAAGAAATGGAGAAAAAGTCAGAAGACGAAAAAGAGAAAGAGTCTGAGGACAGAGCAATGGACATGAAGACGATTTACGATTCTATTTGCAGCGCTAAGTCTATGATGGACCGAATGATGGGGGGTGGACAAGACGCGGAGCCAGATATGTTAGTAAAACGCGCAGAAATCACCGACGATGAATCTGAGAAAAAGGAAGATGAAAAAATGGAAAAAGAAACCAAGGATAAGTTCGGAAAAGGAATGGACGCAAAAACATTCTATAGAGACATGGCACAACGCGATATTCTCGCTGAGAAATTATCATATCACGTTGGTACTTTCGATCACAAGGAAAAGACACTGGAAGAAGTTGCAGAATACGGGGTTAAAAAACTCGGTATTTCTTGTAAACGAGGCCATGAACAATCTGTGCTTCAAGGTTATCTAGCGGCGGCCAAAGTAAGTCCCGTAGTTAATATTGCTCAAGATTGTGCCGCGCATTCCAGTCAGATTGACGATTACTTACAAGGAGCGAAATAATCATGGGTTTCCAATCAACAGTTAATATTTTTGCAGGGTTCGGTGTTCAAGGTGAAGTTTTTCAAGTATCGCCCCAGGTCATCCTGTCCTATGTGCTAGCCAGTGGAGCAGAACCAAATATCATTGGCGCTACAGCTTATACTATTACCAGTCAAGGTGTGGCACAAGCGGGTTCCGGTGGTTCATTGGGCTTTGCCGGTATTCTGATAGCTCCAAAAGAATACGCGCTTTTCGGTTCTGGATTGACAGCGTCTTTAACGTTAGCTAACCAGACTCAAGCCGAGTTGATAACAGAAGGTCTCGTTACGGTATTAGTACCCGCGGCATGTGCTATCGGTGACTATTTGATCTACAACAACACCACGGGCGCGTTAGCAACGATGGCTCCAGGAGACACACTAACATCCGGTTACAGTTTTGCAAACGGCGTGATATCGCAGTTCACTCCCAACGCTTCGGGTGCGCAATTGGCGGTAGTTCAATTGTCCCCTGTAATCTTCCCAATTCCGACAACCTAATAGGAAATAATGATGCAAACAGTACATTCATATTTAAGCGCTAAAAAGGTGCGTCCGTTTGATAATTTCCAGGCGGAGAATTATAAAGATTTACGAAGATTGGGTATTACTTTCGATTCTGCGAAGGTCCGTGAGATGATGAAACATCCTGCGTCCGTCTCGGCCATGGATGCGTTGCAACCGACCATTACAACTGGGTCAGTTACCACGCCGGTTCAGTTCTTACAATATTGGTTACCTGGATTTGTACGGGTCATCACGGCCCCCATAAAAATCGATAACGTTATCGGTATTATGAACGCAGGCGCGTGGGAAGATGAACAAATTGTTCAAGGCGTCATGGAAAATACGGGTCTTGCGATTCCCTACGGTGACCTTACCAACGTGCCGCTTGCCTCGTGGAATACAAACTTCGTTACGCGCACGGTTATGCGTTTTGAAGAAGGTATGCAAGTTACGCCGTTAGAATCAGCTCGCGCCGCACGTATGAATGCAAATGACGCAGCCGAAAAACGCATCAGTTGCGCTCGTAATTTAGAAATCGAACGTAATCAAGTTGGATTCTTTGGGTTTAATGCGGGTGCCAATAATACCTACGGTTTTCTTAACGATCCGAACTTAATCGGGTATACGCAAGTAGCCAACGGCGTGTCGGGCCGGACTTGGAGTGTTAAAACATTCCTTGAAATCCAACGCGATATTCTAACCGCGGTACAGACGTTACGTACGCAATCGCAAGATACCATCGACCCGGAAATGGTTGATTTGACTTTAGCGGTAGCCACAGGGTCCGTGGACTAT